CATCTACATAAGGAATTGACATCGTAGGACCTGCATTCCTCATTTTTTCTTTCAGAAGCATTTTTCGTACCTCATTATTCATCGGAATCGTTCTGACTGATGTTCTGCTTTTCGGAGAAGCCAACGCCATAGTAAAGCCGAAGTCTTTTTTCCGGTAACGGTTGACCGTCTTATCAATGGTAAGCATATTATTTTTAAAATCTACGTTATCCCATGTAAGCCCGGCAAGCTCTCCTATCCTTACTCCTGTATTAAATAAGAAAATAAATTCTGGATAAGCATAAGAATACTGAGGACTTGTCTTTACATAATCCATAAACAGCTTTATCTGATCTGATTCTATTGCTGTACGTTTCTTTGCTCCTGTCTGAGGTATCTGGAGATTTCTGGCCGGATTCTTCAGTATCACATCTTCATCCACTGCACATTCAAATACTGCATTTAAACAGCTTTTTAAATTCGTCATGGTAGAAGTTTTCTTTCCATCCTTAATCATTCCATTGACGATTTTCTGGCAGTCCACCTTTTCAATCTTACAGATTGGCTTCTTGCCTATTGTTTTTCTAATATATGTATTGTAATAGGATTTATAGTTGATGCAGGTTGTTGCCTTGCGCCCGCTCTTGGCAAATGTCTCAAACCAGTAATCAAAATACTGATTTAATGTCTCTTTTGCTTTCTTTGTATTGAACCTTGCCCCTTTATCAATCTTACATAATAAATCATTCTCCTGTTTACGGAGATCTGCCAGACTGGCAGTTGTAATTGTTACACGCTCTCCGTCAACCATCTTACGGAACATATATCGCTGATTCTTTTCATCGTAGTATTCGCCTACACGGAGGTTTCTACCCTTAATGTCTTTTCTCGCCATAGCAATTCCTCTCTTATATTAAGGTAGGGCAGCAGTCCGCCGCCCTTGGTTGTCTTATTTAATTCCCAGAAAGCTACACACAAATCTGAAAATTGTATACGTTTGGTCGTGATCTGCTTTCTCTAACATCTCTATGATTTTCTTTTTGTAGTCCATATCAATATCCCCTGTTTCTTAATACTCTGGCAATGAATCTATAGAAAAACTCAAGCAAACTATCATCATTTATTTTCTGCAGTATCTCAACAGTTTCTTTCTTATAATCCATCCTGCGCCTCCTCATCGTTATCCTAACAATGTTTTCATAAATACATATATTGACCGTAACCAACAAATATTGTCTATCTTTTCCAGCATCTCAATAATCTCTTTCTTGTAATCCACTTTATTCCTCCCTCAAGTAAAGGTACTCCAGTAATTTGTATACTCTGTTTAATGTCTGCTCTGTTTTAACTTTTTCCAATAAAGCAATTATTCTTTCTTTGTAGTCCATGCCTCTACCTCTTACATTTTTGTTTTCAAGTATTTAAAAAGTATCATATAAACAAATCTGAGCTTCCCAGTATTTTGTTCCTCTTCTACCATTTCAATAATCATTTTTTTGTAATCCATACCCAGCCTCACTTCATTAGTCCATTTGTAAAAGCATCTATACATTTAAGATGTCTTAAATTGTCTATCATACCAAGTTTCATAATAATAAAATATCTCTCCCAGTCTTCCTCACTCAAAGTAGAAGCTTGATCTGATACCACCATCTGAAAGAGTTTCACCAATTCAAAAGTTTGCTGCAATGATCTTCTATCTTTATTGGTCTGAACAACATCCATGATTGCCTTTCTGCAAGGAACCTGAGTTAATTTACACTTCTCCATCGTTTTCTGCCTCCTGCTCCTTTTTAATCTGGTATTCATAAGATGTTCTTACACATCCCCAAATCATATCCAAGCTTCTGATATTATCCAATTTCAAAATATAACTGATAATATCTGATTGTCTGGACAGTACCATATTATAATCATGGCACACATTCCAACTTTCTTCCCAGACTTTTGCATTTCCCTTTGCTTCCTCTAACTGCTTTTTAAGGTCTGCAATAATCTCTACAGCAAGGCCTACACTCCCCAACTCTAATTCCTGTACAGGAACACCTGATACCTCTATTGTTACTGGTTCTTCTGTTGCACTCTCTGTTTTCGCTTTGTCACTCATGCTCATTCTCCTTTTCTAATGTCTTCATGTAATCATACAGTTTTGCTGATATAAAACCGCTGATAAAGATTGTAAGAACATCCATTACTGATATCATTCTCGTCTGTTCTCCTTATTTCGTTGCATTGAGGGGAATGAGTGTGTTATAATACGCACAACCCCTCAATTTGATGAATCGTCGGGTTACCTTGCCCCTATCAGAGGACCAGTCTGGTAAGGGCTTTTTTATTAAATTGCTTCTACCTGAGACTTTCCAAAGAAACTTGCCTTATACTCAGCACCATCTCCCCGACTTCCCCAGATCAGCGAGCATCCAAATAATGCCTTGGAACCATGAACCACTTTATATCCCAGTTCTTTCCATTTGGCAAAGGTATTTGTCTCTTCGATGATTCCTGCTGCCTGCTTCGCGTTTTCAATACGCTTCGCATTGATTTCCTCAGCCTTTGCGCTTAACCATGCTCTATGAAGAGCTTATGCGAAGTGGATGTCCTTTGTCTTGCGGTAAATTTTCCATGCTTTCAACATAATCTTTGATAAGTTGTACTTCATGTTCTTATTCCTCCTTTTATTGGGATTCCCAACAGCCCCGGCAGGCTTTAAACGTCTAGCGTTCTACTCAGTGCATCTCAATCTCTCTTATCCTGTTTCCCGGTGTTATGTCGCCGTCTTGCTTTCCCTTTCGGTACTCCCATCAACTTTCGCTGTTGTTCTGTTCCCTTGAACTGATTATATTATATAGGATATGTACATATCTATCAATTGACATTATCGCCAAATATGTACATATCTTTTTCATTAATTTTGTATATGTACATATCTTGAAATATATGCTATAATCTAAGAAAATAGGGAAAGTATGTCTTTTATTTATTCCCTTTCCCAGAAAAGAGGTTATTAATGGCTATCAGCGACAAAAGAAAAGAAAGTATGTATAACTATGCAAAAAAAAATCTTAAACGTATTCCTTTAGATGTCCAAAAAGAAAAATACGAAGAAATCAAAGCAGCTGCAGAATCTGCCGGCGAAAGCGTAAATGGTTACATTAAAAAAGCAGTCGATGAACGGATGGAACGCGATAACATATAATCACTATTATTCACGAAAGGATGTGCATTCATGGCAAAACGTCTTTATACCTATGACGATATTATGAATCTGCCTGATTTTATCCGGGTAGAATTGATTGACGGTGTAATTTGCACCGATGACTGGACAAATCTGGAGATTGACGAGGAAGTCTTTCAGAATCCACCATCTGAGGATCATCATGTTACCTATCGCCTTTCCATCGTAAAAAAATAAAACAATACCTGATATTTACTATTCCATTTGCATAGGAGGATTCTATGAGCCTTTTTAATAAAATTAAAAGTGTTTTCAATTCATCATCCGACGATGTTCCTGATGCTCAAACCATCTATTTCAAAAATGGAGAGATGTACAAAGTATATCCCACCGATAAAGAAAGTTGGTACGATGCCAGATATCTGGTTTCAGATGGAGTAAAATATGATCTGGAGAATCTGGATGATTTAAAGCGCATTCCTGTACCAAAATTCCCGGCACATCAAAATATAATGGAGGGATATGGCGTTACTGGAAATTTAGATTATGTTTTAAGAATGAAAGCTGGAAGCTTTTATAATCGCAAAGATAAAATAATGTGTTCTGCCTGTTTATGGAAATGCACCGAATTAATGCTCGCCCATCCTTTGTCTTGGGAGGAAAGTCATTTTTACCGGATAGTACAATGGCACGTAGAAATGGGAATGTTTGACGAAGCTGACAAGGCTGAGAAATATATATATTCCGTACTTGATTATGATGCAAACTATCAGCAATTGATCAATCACATAAAAGATAATCCTGAATACATAAAACAGCAGGAGGCATTTCATAAGAAAAATTTGATGCGTAAAGAATACTATCATATTTTTTATGAATTACCTGAACTGGCTCCCAAATCTTTTAGTGCTTATAGCAGAATGAAAAATGCTCAAACAAAAAATTTTCTCAAACTTAAAGATCAAGCAATAAAACATGGGATTTCGATAAGCTAGAACTGAATACAGTATATTTATCCAGGCAGCCAGTAGAGCGGCTGTGGTTCCCTGATCCTGAGCCTTGACAGGAGGGGATGCTTATGAGCGATTACGAGATATTTATGATAATCCTGACAACAGCCAGCTTAATTGTATCTATCCTTACATACACACATAAGAAATAGCCGCCCTGCTCTCTGGTAAAGAATAGGCGGCTACGTCTTAAACATATATCTTGCCAGGACGGGGAACCTTGACTTCCCTTACTGGCTGTCTTGATAAGTATATTATATGCCAGCTTCAGGAATTTGTCAATTTACTATAAACTGCTGCCTTATTCATTCTTCAATATGTTCATCAGTTTTATTTTTCTTTTTTAACGCTTCTTTTCCCCTCCAAACATGTCCCGTTACCTCGTAGACTTTTCGTGGTGATACGATGTATGTGATTCGGCTACCACCGGAAAGGCTTTTAGCTGGCTTGTTGTTCTGAATAGCTACGCCAACTGGGAGCCATCCATACACAATTCCTGCTCTAACAGATGAAACAGGGATTCCTGTCATTTTGCTTACATCTTCTACGGTTATTCTTTCATTTGAGAACTCCGGCATCTGCGGTATTCCTGAGATGATTCTCGCCACTTCTGCGGCGAATTTATGTATTTCTGCGTTTTCTTTGATATAGTCGTCAACTGCACTCATATTTTGCCTCTCCTTTCTATACTGCTTCTAAATACGCCAGGTCTTTCACCGTCTCAAGACGTTCCTTGCAGTCTTTATATATTTCCTTATAGTGTTTCCCTTTCATGATTCCCATATCAATTTCATGCAAGATAATATTCTCCATTAAAGACAGATTATTTAACTGCATCACCGTAGCTTCATCTCTTTTACTAATTCCAGCCATTTTATTTGCAAGTCTGGTATAAGTCACATAAAGCATTTCCGCATGATCGCTCCCCTGCTCTTGTGCATAGGATACAAGCTTCTGAATAGCATCGGTTTCTACTTTTCTGGTAAACTTACCTGCTTTCCGGGTTTCAATCCATCTTTGGGTTGATTTCTCACGAATGAAGTTTTCCATCTGCTTAAACGCTCGAATATATTGCAATTTCCATTCAAGGGCATTCTTTCCGGTAAATCCCATTACCAAGAGCGAAAAACCGTCACGGTTCATCAGGTACATTTTATGATACTGTCCATCATCTGCCTTTCTTTTGCTGACAACAAACATCTTTGAGGGCTCCTCAAAATTGAGGAGCGATTTCTGCAAATTATCAATAGCACGTAATACATTATCATGCCGCATTTCAAATTTCTCCGCTACCTGTAAACTATCACATACTGCCTGTTCATTTTTAAGATATACTAAATCGTCTATAACAACGCTCCTTTCCGCTCTGCAATTATTTTTCCGAGCTATATAAGCCAATACTTCAAGTTTTTTCAAGTTCTATCTTGGAAATAACTGTACTGTTATGGGGCTACATATAAAAAATCTCAACATTTCTCAACAACCATGAGTAAATATGTTATTGCTTTTGGACTGTATATGGCAGAGACTCCACCTTTTTCCACCATAATGCTGATTCTTCACGCTTTCCTCACGCTTCGTTATCCATTCGCATGTATTATATACAGCCCCGTATCCTTGCAGTACTGTAATATTTCCACCTAATTTTCCATTCTATTGCTAAAATGGATATCTTCCACATGCCTGCAGTGCAGATCTGAATAATGCCAGTGTTTTTCGTTTGTATCCATAAACATCTGCATGGCATTTGTAATTCTGATCAATCCCTTTTCTGGCAAGGACCTGAAATGCCACGCCCTTGGATATACTGTAGAAGAGATCATCCTCAACCATAGGATTGCATTCATGCGCACATTGTAACAGCAGAAGCTTGTCCGGCAGTTCCAGATCCAGACAATACTGTTTCAGCTGTTTTTCCTCTCCCTTTTTAAATCCATAATCTGCATAAGTTGCTTCTCTGGTTCGCATATTTTCTTCCTTTCTTTGCTCCGCTTTAAGTTGTTCCCGTGTCCCATTTTTCTTTATGCTAACTCAAATGGATTCTTCCCATTCCGGTTTCTTCTCATTTCAGCTTCACTAATGATGATGTCTAACAGTTTTCTGCCAGACGCATTGACTGTAACATTGTAAGTATTTCCGTCTCCCTGTCCTTTCCCAGACTCTTCCCGAACAATCTGACGCAACAGACTTTCCGGTGCTTCCAAGTTATTGCCTTTTTTCTGGTCGCCTAATACCGCAAGGAATTCTGATCTTGGCGGAATAACTGCACCACTGGCCAGATACGGAAACGGAACTGAGTTTACTCTTGGAAGGCTCATGGAATAATTTCCCCATCGGCGTCCGCCATTAGGAAGCTGTACATTATATGAAAACGTAAAGCCTCTTTCAATTCCCGAGATTGCACTGTTTATGTTATTAATCATACCGTTTACTTTAGATATAATATTATTCAATGTAGTACCGATTCTATCTGCCGCCCTGGATATTGCTCCGGAAAGACCGCTTTCCATTCTGGATCCATAGCTTTCTACTTTGCCAACTAAGGAAGAAAGACTTTTGTCAATCGAGCCTGACATACCTCCAACCGTCCTATTGATTTCGTCACCGGCGTTTTTCCATTTTTTTGTCATGATGTTATACTGACTCTGGAACTGACTCTTAACACCTTTGGTCATCTCACCAAGGCTTAAGTTGGCCTGTATCTTCATGGCTCGTACATTCGTTTTCACTTCTTTTGCAGAATTTCCCCAGTTAAGCACCGTAGAATCATTTACTCCTGCAAAATTTTCTTCTGTACTGGACTTAATTCCGGCTGTAGCCTCTTCCACATCTGTCTGAGCGGTCTTTATTGACGAGGAAATCTTCTCCTGTGCTCCGACAATATTGGTATCTACTGCTGTAGTAACCGCTGTAGTTGCTGCCGGGAACTCCGCCCCTAATGCTGCATTCAGCTCATCCAGTGGTACGCCTGCATTCTTCAAAGCAGTGTAAACCATGTTTAAAGCATCCTGCGCACTCTTGGCACTTCCGCCAGTGTCCTGAAGCTGACTTCTGACTCCCTGATAGGTTCCACTAAATTCGTTCCCTTTCAGGCTTAATGTATAAAGAGTGTCCGATAAAACACTAATTGCTTCTTTCGCGCTCAGCGAAGAGAGATCAATCTGTCCTGCACTTTCAGAGAATCCCTGTCCCAATGCCAGCACTTTATTGGTCATATCTTCTACGAAGGTACCTGTTACGCCTGCCTGAGCACCATATTGTTCAAGTATTGCTTTCGCCTGCTCAGCAGATATGCCATATTCTGCCAACTTATGGATAAAGCTGTCATACATTTCAGCATTGGATTTTCCCGCACTTTCATCGGCTTCAATCAGCTTCCAGAGATCTTCTGCCTGCTTTTGGGTTATTACATTCGAGGAACTCATTGCCCCAGCATAATCATGCAGATATCCACCCGCCTGTGTCAGAACACCGTTTCCACCCTGCAAGGTTTCTATAAATCCTGCCAGCTTTTCTGTTCCTACAATTGCCGCCGTAGCTACCGCCGCGATCAATCCTGCCGTTCCTACCAATGGGGCAAGAGATGAAGCAAGGGAAGTAAATCCACCCGCTGCCGCACTGGCGGCTTTTCCCAGTACAGATGTCAGGCTTCCGGAAAGAGCCGCTACTGCTTCAGATCCGATTATCTTCTTTCCTATTGCTCCAATCAGCAACTTTACCAGACTGCCAATCCCTGTTATATCCGCAATCTTTACAGCAATAAATGCTTTTCCGAGAAAAGCTGCTATTTTACCGGCTGTGCCACCTTCTTCCAACCCATCAAACAGACCTCCAATCGTTGTTTTGATTGCTTCAATGACCTGCCACAGATGTTTGCTCCAATCAATCTGGCTTAAGAATGTCCCTATTCCTTTCCCTACTTCTTCCCAATTTGTTTTTTGAGCCAGTTCAACCAAAGAAGTACATAAATTGTTCAGAAATATTTCCAGTTTCTGTCCATTGCCTTTCCAATCAAATTTTGATACAAAAGTATTGATTCCTCCCGCAATATTATCAACCATCTGTTTCCAGTTGAAATTGACAGCAAAATTGTAAAGAGTTGTAAATGCACCATTCAATCCAGTAGCAAGTGTATCTCCTATCTCTGAAAATGAAACAGTCGAAAAAACACCGTTCAGTGTATCCGCAACCGCCTTTCCAATATCAGCATAAGGAAGATTATGAACAAATCCGCTGAATATCTTCCAGGAAACCATGAACATGTTGCCAAGCAGCTGTCCAAGATTATTCCAGTTCACCTCACGAACCAGACCAGTAATACCTTCTGCAAATTTCTTTCCAAGATTCTTCCAATTTATTCCTGTAATCAGAAGATTCAGGGTATTCACAAGGGTATTAATACCAGCTCCTACAGTACGTCCTAACAAATCCCAATCAATATGATCAACCAGGCTATTAAATGTTCTTGTAAAAGCATCGCAGAATTTTGTGATCTTTGGGCCAACATTGTTCCAATTAATCACATCATAAATTTTTTGCAGGCCTTTGTTAATGCCGTTGGCAATATAAGCACCCAGTCCTTCCCAGTCCTCTTTTTTGATGAGCTTTCGGATCTTATCAGCAATTCCCTTTATAGAACTTGTGATAGGAACTTCTTCAAACATATCACCGGCAGATGGGTCTGTGTATTTGTTCCCGCCGCTTGTTCCTGTACTATTTGCCCCATCGTCATATCTATTAAGTTCATCAATCGGGCTAAGATATCCTTTTACTTCCTTTGCGGCTTTCTTGGCACTATCCGCTGTTTTATCCAAGCTGGCAGCATAGTCTTCCTGAACGCCTATTGCTTTTGTAAAAGTTTTTTGCCCGGTTAATGCTGCAATCAGCATACCTACGCGGGTAACCGCATCTGACATAAGATTAATAAACTTGACAAGAATCGGTGCGACTGTTGTCAATATTGGTGCGAATGCTGTTGCAAAAGAATTTTTTAATCTTGTCATACTGGACATCAATGAAGACATTGCTGTGTTTGCGGTATTAGAATACTCAGCAAGATTCTGAATTCCCGTCTTTACTCCGTCACCAACAGCATTTATAGCCTGGGACATGCCCGAAAACAATAGTGACATTCCCAACATCTCATCCAGACCTACCTTAGAACGTTTTGCCTGCTTATCGAAATTAAACATAGATTCCACTGCTTTTTTCATAGCAGAGACCATGCTTTTTACAGCCGATCCTACGCTCTTTAAAGCAGAGCCAATGTTCTTCATGACTGCACCTACACGTGCAGCAGCTTTCTGTAGATTCTGCATTACCAGAACAAGCTTGTTATTCTTTTCCTGATATTCCTCTACTTTTTTCTTCAGATTATTGTATGAAGAATATAGCCTTCCATTTATACGTTCCAGTTTCTGTGATTCCTCATCGTACTTCTGCGATGTATTTTTATAGGCATCTGTCGATTTAGGATCTATGTACGCACTGCCGGATGCCTGCATCTCCTTCTGTTTGTTCTGCAGTCTCTCCATGTCTGCCCATATTTCATCCAACTGCTTATCTAGTTCTTTAACAGGCCCAGAATCAACTGGAAATCCCATATCAATCCATTCACGCTGTTTAGATTCTATTTTTTCAAAGTCTGTTTCAAGAGCCTTGATCTGATCCGAAATCTGCTTGTATTCTTCTGTTTCTATTTTGCTTTTACCCAGCTCATCCAGCTTAGATTTTAATTCAGCAACTTTTCTTTCCTGCTTTTCATAGCTTTGATAAAGGCTGTTAACTGTTGCAATCTGCCTTTGAAATGAATTTTTTGCTGTTTCTCCCATTTTTGATACCTGAGCAGTAATTCTTGTCATTCCTGCCTTGATCGTACTTAAGCCTTTGGAAAGACCTTCTGTCTGAATCCTGGTATCAATGATGATTGAGCCATCAGCTGCCATATTATCTACCTCCCAACTATTTGAGGTCAGGGTACCAGTTCCAAATTACCAGTACCGAGTTATAAATTAGGGCTATCCTGTTTCCAGAACAGCCCGCATTTTCTTAGTCTGCTTCGTCTTTTTTCGTGTATTTAGCAATATATTTTTCAATTCGTTCCTGCTGCTTCTTTTCTCTTTCAGCTAATTCCTTTTCAATGATTCCGCCAATTACAGTGATAATCTGTTCGGCAAATGTCTGTCCATCTTCCAGAATTGTAAACGGATGAGTAATTTCAAAGAAGTTCTCCGATACAGGAGCACCAAACAGGAAATCTATCTTTTCCCCAGCTTCTTTCTCCAGCTCAGGAAGAATCTCTTCCAGGTCCTCCCCTTTTATTTTGTCACCTACACTTGCGAAAAACGCCGCTGTCTCTTTATATCTGTTTAAGATTCCAACATCTGTGGGAACAAACCGGAATACTCCCAGTTCATTTCCATCCTGATCTACGATCTCATAGCTCTTAGCACCTGTATTAAATGTTATCTTCTCTGCCATTACTTATCGCCTCTCCCTCATATTTTTGAAGTTCCGTTTCAAGTCTCTGAAGTTCCCTGTAATCCTGCGCAAGTTTTCTATATTTTTCTGCCATCTCTGGAAGACCCTGTCTTAATGCTTCAACCGTTACAGAAAGCATTCCCGATGACTTCGCCAAATCATCAAGCGCCCGTCTAACAGAAGCATTTATTGCCGCCTGAAGCTTATCCTGTTCATATTTTCTACTTTTCTTCATTCTGATACGTCTCATTGTCTTTCCCCCTTACTGCATCGTAAATAGCTGCTAATTCCATGACTGCAATCAACATCAACATGTTAAGTAAAATCACATACATCATCTCCTGTCCTATCGTGATACATATATTATCTCACATTTTGTGAGAACAGCTCTCTACCACTTTTGGGCGTTTTTTGTTATTTCGACTGTTCATCGACAGTTCAAAGGCAACTGGCCTTTCGCAAAGATCACAATTCAATCTGATATTCTCGCCTGTTCCTCGCCTGTTCGAACACTCCGAGTTCTCGCCGCTTTAATTCCATTTCTCACGACTTTATGCGGCTTTCCTGCGGCTTCATTATCAATAACAGGAATCCTCAAAATAGCGGATACCCCTTTTTATAACTTTTCACCGCTTCCTCACCGCTTCAATCAGAACAATACTGAAAAATCAGTAATAACACCTGACCGCAAATGACCGTATTTCTCATAATAGGCTTTTTATTGAACCGTAGGTTCGGCAGCAGGATTTTTATTAAATACCCATATAAGCTTTCTACTGTTTTATCGGCTCATTTAGCCTTTTTCTTCCTTTACCCTTACAACTTTACCTTAGTTACATTGCAATTGTTTTTTACTCCGTTTTATTCCTGTACTCCTTTATTTTCAGATACATTACGTCTCATCCGTTCTCCCATCTGCTGACGCTGTTCCTCTGTATACTGTTTCGGAGGAGAAATCCGGATCCAAGCTACCGGAACATGAGCACAAATACTTCCGTCCTCATTATCAGCAATGATCTGGCAATCATCAGGATGTTTCTCTGCCAGCTTGCGGATTACAGATTTATACCGGCCCTGAGAGAATGTCAATGTTGCTTTGGTACCATTAGTCATAAATTCAATTGCATTTTCATTACATCCATTCATAAAAATCTCCTTTTTGTTTTGTTCGTCTGTTGTTTAATTTCTCTCTGTTCGCTCTTTGTTCGGTTACACTTAAAAGGTCATTTCTCGGAGTTCGCTCGGAGTTCAATAACATCTGAGATGTATTTTTCTCGAAGTTCGTTCGAAGTTCATTCTGGAATCATGTACCAGACTTTTAAGAACTCCGAAATCTCCGAATACTCTCCCGCATATATCGTGTCATTAAATTCTTTTCGTGCACGTATCGCGTTACAAAATTTATTCGCGCGCGTTATCGTGTCAACAAATTCTGAATACCAGCAACTGAATCTGTTCTGCGATGGTCATCGGTTTATAGGAACCTGTCTTGCGGATTGTTGGGAGAACTTCATCCATAACCCATGATTCGAATTTCTCTGCCGATGGAAGTTTCGACTTCATAATCAAGCGGTACAAATCTCCCTCATTTATGTATGACATTGACTGAACACCGCTAGATGTAGGGGTGTCGTGTTTTACGACTCCCTTGCAATGCCTTGATACGGCATCTCTGGGATTGTTATATCCAAGTGCTTTCGCAACGTCAGTTCCAACAAAATACGGTTTCCCGTCAATTTCTATTGTTCGAATTTCTCCGAACTCCCCTGAATTAAAAATCTGTAATTCGTTCATCCAGTTATATACCGAAAAATATTAAGTTTTCTTAAGTTCTGCGCTCTTATATCCGCAAAATATAAGGTTTTTTTAGGTTTTACCTATACATACAAAAATGTTAGCTTTTGTTAGGTTCCATGATCTATACAGAAAAATATATGAGGTTTTCTGAAGTTTTCATAGAAAACATTCTCCTATATGAGCCAAAATACTAAGTTTTATTAGGCAGTCAAAGTACTAAAAAATACTAAACATTTCGACTATATATACAGAAATGCAACTATTTGCAGCCCTATTTATCAGCTATGTATAATCAGGTTCCACGTTTTTCCAAGATGTATTCCCTATACAGAGAAACAGACGGTTTTGTCATGTTCTCTGCATAAGAAAAACAAGTTTCATCAAGGTTTTCAGCTATAT